CGACACCGGCCGGCATCCGGTGATGAGCGTCTCGCGCAACCGCGTGAGCGTGCTCGACAAGGACCGTGTGACCGCACAGGCGGCAGCGGCCGCGGCCGAGGCGCACGCGGCGCTCAAGGCCGACCGGTACGCCGACGTCCGCGGCTACGCCACCCATGCCCGGCTGCATCCCGGCCGCGCCCTCGTTCCCCTGAAGGCAGGTGAGTAGCAGTGGCCAAGCAGACAGGCCTCGGCGCGCGGCTGGCGATCGGCGGCTGGGACATCTCCGGCGACACGCAGGCGCTCTCGAAGCTCCAGGCGCCGTACAAAACCCTGGACCTGACCGACATCACCGAGAGCGCCTACGAGCGGCAGCTCGGCGAGGCGGACGGCCAGCTGGCGACGACCGTCTACTTCGACAAGGCGAACGCGCACACGGCGCTGTCCGCGCTGCCGCGGGCGGACACGCAGGTCCTCTTCGCGGCCGGGAACACGATCGGCTCGCCGGCCGCGTGCATGGTCGGATTGCAAACCGACTACGCCCCGACCCGCGCAAACGACGGCAGCCTGACGATGGCCGTGACGGCGCAGGCCGACGGCTACGGCATGGAGTGGGGAGTGCTGCTCACCCCGTGGGTGCGCACCGACACCGGCGCCACCAACGGCGCCACCTTCGACGGCGCGGCAGGCCTGAGCACGCCCGCGGTGCCGGCGTCCGGCACTCCGGCGGTCAACTCGTCGCCGATGCCCGTCTCCGTGGTCGTCTCCGGGGGCACCGTCTCGAACGTCGTCGTCAAGGGTGTGAGCGTCGGCACGGGGGACGGCACCTACACGGTGCCGCAGGGCGCGTCGATCACCTTGACGTATTCGGCGGCGCCGACGTGGACGTGGACCGCGACCACCGCCTACGGGGCGCAGGCGTACCTCCAGGTGATGGCGTTCACCGGCACCGACGCCACGGTCACGGTGCAGGACTCGGCGGACGGGGTCACCTTCGCGAACATCGCGTCGGCGAGCTTCACGCAGATCACCTCGAGCAGCCGGCAGGCGCAGCGGCTCGCGTTGTCGAACACGGCGACCGTGCGCCGGTACCTGCGCGTGGCCACGACCACGGTCGGCGGGTTCACGAACCTCCAGTTCGTCGTCGCGTTCGACCGGAACCTTGCGGCGGGGGTGGCGTTCTGATGCTCGGTCGCATCGCGCCCCAGGGGCGCCCGGAGGACTACCAGACGTTCCAGGTCTCCACGCCCCGCGACGGCGGCATCCTGACCGCCTGCAAGGACGCGGGCTGCCGCTACTACCGCGAGGGCTGGAAGTCGGTGGTCGACGAGCGCACGGAGCTCGGACGCCGTCAGGCGCACTACTTCCGCTACCAGTCAGGCCGCACGATCACGCGCGAACAGAAGACCGCCGACGGTCGCACGGTGTTCACCTTCGCCGCGCACCAGCGCTGCTTCGAGGAGCACTGGACGCGCCCGGAGATCTACGTGGTCCGCGGCGGCGACTGGCGCGGGAACCCGACCGGCATGTTCCGGCAGCACGCGAACGCCGCGGACTGGGTGGAGGACTTCGCCGAGAACCAGATCAAGCTTGCTGACCAGCTTCAGCAGGGCTCGTACTAAGGAGAATGTAAAGTGGCTAAGGCTACTGGTCTCGGTTGGACCACGCTGAGCGTGGACGACGCGACGAACACACAGCAGGCGATCAAGAACGACATCAACGACGTCAAGATCTCCACTCCGATGGCGGTCATCGACGTCACCGGCATCGACAAGTACGCCTACGAGCGGCTGCTCGGCCTGGCCGATTGCTCGGTCACCCTCGACGGCACCTTCAACTCGGCGGCGAACATGAGCCACGCCGTTTTCTCGACGGTGCCCTCCACTCGCGTCGCACGCCTGGTGACCATGGTCGTCAACGGCGCGACGCTCGCCCCGACCCTCAATTTCACCGACTACGCCCTCACCCGGGCCACCGGAGGCGCGCTCACCTGGCAGGCGCCGGGCACCCTCGCCAACGGCGCAGCGCCCACCTGGAGCTGACGTGACCGACGGATTTACCTTCGAAGACGACGAATACCGGCTGTTCTTCGAAGACGAGCGGCTCGCCGGCCTCGAGGTCGACATGGACACCATGTCGGTCCTCCAGGCCCTCGAGTTCGACCGCGTGCGCTTCCGCGAGGTGCACGACGACGAGGAGGTCACGCAGCGGCTGCAGGACCTTGCCGAGATCCTCGCGAAGCACCTGGTCCGCTGGAACCTGCGGGACAAGCGCAAGAGGCTCGTCCCGTTGACCGCGGCCGGGATCCTCTCGCAGCCCGAGCGGCTCATCCTCGCGCTCGTCGCCGGCTACGTGCAGGCGCTGCGGGGGGTTCCGGCCCCTTTAGGTCGAGGCTCGAACGATGGGCCCGACTCGGACCAGGTGCCGTCGATTCCGATGGAGCCGCTCTCGTAAAACCGGTCGAACTCGCGCATGCCGAGTACCTGGTGAGCACGTCCCAGCGCCACGGGGGCTACCCATGGCCCGGGTCGCTGCTCGAGCAGCCCGCCGAGTGGCTGCGCCTGGAAGAGATCGTCCGCTTGGGAACGCCGGAGCCGGAAAGGGGGCCTGACCTTGGCGAATATCATTGAGATCCGGGTTCGGGCCACCGACGAGACCGGGCCGACCTACGACGCCGCGAAGGCGCGCGCCGCGGCCGCGGGCGACGAGATCGGCGCCGCCTACTCCGACTCGATGGCCTCCCGCATGCACTCGGATGCCGACCAGGACGCCGAGGAGGCCGCGTCCTACTGGTCGGACCTGTTCGGCCGCGAGGCGGAGCAGGGCGCCGAGGAGGCCGGGCAGCGCGCGGCGTCGGCGTTCACCGAGGCGATGAACGAGGGCGTCGAGGTCGTCGGCGCCGGCGAGCTGACGCAGGGGCAGCTCAACCGGGTCGTGAACCCGGCTGAGGGCTGGAAGGCCGCGTACGGCAGCGGGAAGGCGCGGGAAGCCGGGGAGGAACTGCGCAACGAGTTCGAGGCCGGCCTGAGCGAGGACGGCCCCCCGGACGTCATGCTGCCCGACGGGACGTGGGCGAGCTCGCTGAAGGGCGACGCCGGGGTTGTCGGGCGCGCGGTCGCGGAGGAGTTCGCGCGGCAGACCGAGGCCGGCGCGTCGGACCAGGCTTCCGAGCTCGGCGACGCGTTCAAGCGCATGGTCGACGGCGCGGGCGGCTCGGGCTCTCCGGCGCAGGAGAAGGCCAAGGAGTCCGGCGAGGGCATGGGCAAGCTCATGGTCGCCGGGATCACCGCGGCCACGGCGGTGGGAGCGCCCCTGATCCTCGCCGGGATGGGCGCGGCGTTCGTCGGGGTGACCGCGCTCGCGTTGAAGTCGAACGCGGTCATCGCGAACGACTACACGACCCTCGGCAAGACCGCGGAGGCTGCCTTCACTCAGGCCGCGGCGCCGGCGGCTGGCACGCTGCACCAGGCGCTCCAGGGTGTCGACGCCACGGTCCAGCAGCTCGCCCCGGAGCTCAAGGGCCTGTTCGCGAACGTGGAGCCGGACATCACCTCGGTGGCCTCCGGGGTGGATGCCTTCGCGAAGGGGATTCTGCCGGGGATGTCCTCGGCGATCGGCTCCAGCCAGGTCATCGTCTCCGATTTCGCGAGTTCGATGGGTCCGCTCGGCAGTGATGTGGGCCAGTTCTTCCAGGGGCTCACGAGGGACGCGAACACGACGGGTGCGGGGCTGCAGTCGCTGGTGGAGACGGGCGGCCACCTGGTGAGCACCTTGGGCGGTGCGCTGGGCTCCGCGGCGTCGGCGGGTGGCGCAGCGCTGATGGGCTTGGACCCGATCATCAACGGCACGCTGAGCCTGATCCAGAAGATTGATAGCCCCGGAGTCGTCGGCGGGGCCGGCGGCCTGTTCGCCGCGTGGAAGCTCGACCCGTCCATCTCCACCGGCCTGACCAACATCGCTTCGAAGCTCACCACGTTCGCCAAGGGGAGCGTCGACGCCGAAGGCGACATGAGCCGCCTCGGGAGCGCCGCGTCCGGGCTCGGAGGCGCCCTGTCGAAGGGCGCGTCCGTGATGAGTGGGCCGTGGGGGCTCGCGATCGGCGCGGGTATCGGGCTGGCCACGGGCTTGGCCGGCGTGCTCATCAACGCCGCGAAGGCCTCCGACGCGCTCACCCTGTCGCAGCAGGGTCTTGACCAGGCTGCGCAGCAGGACAACGGGCACATCGGCGAGGCGATCACCACGTATGTGGCGGCTCAGGCTCAGGCGGATGGCCTGGCGCAGTCGGCGGCCAACGCGGGCGTCTCGTTGCAGACCTGGACTCAGGCCGTGATCGGGAACAAGGCGGCGCAGGAGGAAGTCACTGCGTACGTCAAGACGGCGAACCAGGTGGTGCAGAACCAGGCTGCCGCGACGGCGAATGCGAGCCACGCGACGGGAAAATTCTCGCAGGATCTCCAGGACGCGCGGCAGAGCGCGGCCGATGGGGCTGCGGCGAACAACCGGTTGACGGACGCGAATCAGCAGCTGTTGTCCTCGATGACGGCGCAGAACCAGCAGATCACGCAGGCGGTGGAGAAGCAGGCGCAGTTGCAGGCCGCGACGAACGCGCTGACGAACGCCACCGACATCTTCGCCGCGTCGCTCAAGTCCACGTACCAGTCGCAGGTCGCCTCGGCGCAGCAGTCGGCGCTTGGGACGGTGGCGTCGCTGAACCTGGGCTCGTCGCAGACCGCGCTGTCGCAGAAGCTGTACAACACGGTGACGGCGTATCAGATGCTGACCGGCGCGTCCTCGGCGTACAACACGATCTTGACGGACCTGAACGGCACGACGATGGGGCTCGACGAGGCGCAGAACACGCTCGACTCGCAGCTGGTGACCGCGAAGCAGACGTTCTCGGCGAACGGCGCCTCGATTGCGGGGAACACGCAGGCCGCTGTGACGAACCGGCAGGCGCTGGTGTCCGCGGCTCAGGCGATCACCGCGCTGGGCGTCGCGGAGGAGCAGGCCACTGGCAGCGTCGCGAAGGGCAACGAGACGATCCAGCAGCAGATCACGGCGTTCGTCAACGCCACGGGTGCG